AAATCAGCCAGTCCGTGGCGAGTTTCCCCCACTCCTTGTCTTCTCCTTCAAACCGCGGGAGCCACGAGCGCCCGACAACGTAAGTGCTTTTTTCCTGCAAGGCTCCCTGGCACGGGCCGAAGTTCCAAAAAAGCTTTTGCGAAGCGTTCACGATCGTTCTCCACTCGGCGACGGTGATTGCTTTGTCGAAGGTCGTTGCGTAGTTCCCGAGGTAAGGCCGGTACACGTTCCCCGCGTTGACGAGTCGCAACTGATTCCCGCCAAGTCCTCCGAACCCGAGGGAAGACTGAAGCTTTTTGAAGAGTTTCCCGAGCATAGAGGTTAGTTGAAAAGCGCTTGCGTCCGTGTCACGGGGCGACAAATTCCCCGGGCCCGGTAGTCGAGGGCCGTTTGTGCGAGCGTCATTATTTGCATTTTCGACAGAAAGCTCGGGACTGAAAAAGAAAAGCTCGAACCGTTCACGCTCGAAGAAACCAGCGTCCCCTCGCCCGCGGAAACCGCATCAAAAGCCGCGTCCCGGAGGTTCCGCAAAAGCGCGATGTCCTGTTGCAAAAACACGTTGAGGAGAACGGCCATCGGTGCGTCCATAGTTCCCCGCTCGATGTCAATCTTTTGCCTCGATTTTGCCGAGCACCCCGAAGTGCGCCGCCGCGACAACCTGCATTGCCTCGCAATCCCAGAGGTGGTTCTCGCCCTTCACTTGAACGTAGCGCTGTTTCACCTGCTTGGTTTTGGAGTCGATCGTGTCCCGTTTGATTTCGGAGGTCATGTGGGCGAGCCAGTCCTGCGAAACGTCCTTCGGGTGCTCCCAAGTCGGTGCTCCCTTTGCCCTTAGTTTCACAAGCTCATCTTTGATCACCTCATTCGACCAAACGATGAGCTTGCAAACGTGCCCTTTAGGTCCGCGAACGACCCCGGGTTCCGAAAACGGTCGCTGGTACCGTCGCTTTGCGCCTCCGACCCAAAAGCCGCCCATCCCGGAGCCTTTCATCGCGTTCCAATTATTCGCTCCGCACTCGTCGTATACGGTTCCCGCGGAATAGCCCGAGTCCTGAAAAACGCACACATCCCGCACCCCGAGGGTCTCTTGAAGGTGTCGAATCGTTTCCAGCGTGAGGACCATCCCCTCCCAAATCAAGCGGCTTGTTCCGTCCGCCCTCCACGCACGGCACAGGGCCCACCAATGATCCTGCTGGCGATCGATCGTCAGGAAGCGCCAAACCTCATCTTCAATCTTCTGTCCCTCGGTGTAGTCCGCCTTGTTGTAATTTGCCCCCCGGAGGTCGACGGGTGCTTGGTTAATCTCCTCTTTCCAAACCTCCGCAAGCCGCTTTTGAAGGAACTGCCGAAGCGCTGAAAGGTCCCCCGCTTTCCGAAGGATGTCCGCCTTGATCCATTCGACGACCAAGTCTCTCCACGGTATCCAGTACACGGCGAGCGCCGAATAATGAAAGGAGCGGCACCCGGCGATTGAGTTTGAGGGGGCCTTCTGCCATCGCCCCCGGTTTGCGAGTTCCCGCCGGGCGTTCGACGTGTCCGGGCTCTCGTGCTTGCATTTTGGGCATTGGTACCGAACCGAATTCCCGATCGCCTCCCAGTCTGGCTGTGTTCCTCGGTACACGTTATCCCATTTCACGTTGCTCCAAATCATGCGGTGCCACTCCCCGCACCCGGGACAAGCCACGCCCCATTGGTGTTGCTCGCCCGCGTTGAAAAACGCTTCCGCGTCGTGCGTATCGTCCCACCCCTGCGAAACTCCAATGATGACCGAATTCCAGCGATCATGCGTTCTCCGCTGCGCCTCCCCGATCATTCCCGCTTTCCACCTCCAAAGTTCATCCATCCAGACGTAGCGCATCGATTTTTCCTGAAGAGAACTTAAGTTTGCCCCTGCGATAAACAAAGGCATGTGAGGAAAAAGGATGCTCGTTTTTCGTTTCTGGTGCCGATCGGACGGGAAAAGCCGAGCGGTCTTTTCGCAGCCTTTGAGAATTGGAAGCAACCGAGTTTCGGCAAAGTCTTTCGCCATGTCGTCCGACTGTCCGACTAACAGCATCCCCCCGGGGTCCTCGGCGACAACGTAGGGCACCAGAAGTTCGAGGAGCGTTGTCTTCCCGCCGCCGACCGGGGCCCGGATCGCGATTTGCCGGAATTCTCCCGAGGCGAAGGTGCGAATGATGTCGTTCAGCTGCGGAGCAACTTCCCGGTCAAACCGTGTCGCCCGAGCAGAGTGCGGCAGGACAATGTTCCGCTCCATCCAATCCAACGGGCACCCGGTGAACCGCCCGTTCGCCGCCGCCCTAAGTTTCCGAAACAGCGGGTCGATTTCGTTTCCTGCCTGCATTTTCGAGTTCCTCCATCCGATTTCTGAATCCGTCCAACACCTCATTCAACCGAGCAAGCAACCGGGTCCGAATCTGTCGCTCATCCAAGCCGATAAGTTGCCCAGGAAGGTCGTTTGCCATGGCGTTCAACTCCGCGGCCAGCGCTGCCCCTGCTGCCAGCCCCCCCTCCTCCACCGCTGCTTTGGAGATGTATTCTCCGCGGTCGATCGCGAAATGAAACTCCAAGCGCTTGGTTTCAATCTCAAGCTTCTTTTGCCGGATCGCGTTGAGTCCCTTACCCCCTCGCCCTTCCTCGTTTCGCTCCGCCTCCCATGCGACAAGCTCTTCAAACGATCGGACGAGGCAGCCGAGTTTGATTTTTTTATCCCCCGCTTGCCGGGAAATTCCGAGGAGCTTTCCGATTTCCGCTCCCGTCAGGTATCGCTTCCCCCCGCTCATTTCCGCGGCGTAGGAGTTCGCAAGGTCAGACTCCCGAGCGGTCAACGTCCGCCCACTTTTGAGCTTGGTGACGATGTTCCGAAACTCTTGGTCCCGGAGTTGTTTTGCGAGGTCAGTTTTCAATCTGTACGCAGAATTCCGAGTTCGCCCGCTTCGTTACGCGAATCATGCCGGGGTACATTTTTTGAAGCCGCTTAATCGCGTCCCGTTCCATCGCTTGGGTCCGGTAGTCTTTGCATCCCCCTTCCGTTTCCCAATGCTCGTTTTCCCAGTACAGATACCGCGCCGCCACGATTCCCCCGTCCTCCTTAATGCACCGGAGGTTCAGTTCGTAGTCTTCTTTTACCCGGAACGATTCATCGAAGTAGGTCCGCCCGTCGTTCACAATCCCCATGCATGAAGCGGTGATGTAGCTCTTCCAGAAAAACGGTTTGTAGGGATACACCGACCGCGCAGCGGATTCAGTCGAAACTCCCCAGATGCGGTACCGAAGTCCCTCGGTGAGTTCGAAAAGTTTTGTGAATTCGCCGAGCCATTCATCCTCGGACATTTTTTTGTGTTTTGTTTCTCTGGCAAAAAGTTTTACGAACCCTTGGTTTTTGAGGTCGTCGTCGACCATCACAACCCGTTCGTCCCCGCAATTCCTTAAAATCCAATTCCGCGTGGCAGTGATTCCGCGAATTTCGTTTGGCACTCCAACTACGTTTTTTGTGCCAGCGGTTTGGTACGCTTCCACCTCAAGCTCTGGAACGTAGACCACGGAAGCCCGAAGAAGCTTCTGGCTTTTTACCCGTCCGGCCCGGCCCTTAGAGGGAATTGCTATGAGCATTGTCTGAGAATTTCTTGAGAACGTCCGCCGCTTTTACAACTCGTTGTGTGCCGACTGATTCGAACGGCGAGCCTTTTTTGTAGCCTCCACGCCGAACGGGCACAAGGTTCAGAGCAACCTTAAGCGCCTCCCACTCTTCCGAGTTGTCGCACATCACAACCGCGTATTCCCGCGGAGGTTCGAGTTGAATAGCCTGGGGCACTTCGCCCTCCTCGTCGTCGTCTTCCGCTTGAGGCGCAAGGTCACTCAAAAGCGCGTCCAGTTCTGCATCCGAAAAGCCGGTGAGGGCAATGTCGAATTCCTCGTCCCGGAGTTTCTGAAGTTCCATCGCCAAGAGCGTTTCGTTCCAGTCGGAGTTAAGGGCGATTTTGTTATCGGCCAGAATGTAGGCTCGTTTTTGACGCTCGGATAATTCCCCGAGCCGAATGCAAGGTACCTCCTCAAGCCCAAGTTTTTGAGCAGCGGCAACCCTTCCGTGTCCGGCGACAATTCCGTTTCGCGAATCGATCAAGATGGGGTTTGTGAACCCGAATTCCCGAATCGAAGCCGCAATTTGCTCTAGTTGCTCCTCGGAATGCCTTCTAGCGTTCTTTTCAAAGCCTAAAAGGGCCGTCGTTTTGACGTTTTCAATGCTCCGGGCTTGCAACCGGTAACTTTTTGGTTCGCTCATAGCCTCTGTCTGCGCTGAATCGGGGTCCGGCAATTCGCTGAGGCCAAAGAGATTCCTTCCCCCGGGGGGGATTCCACCAAGGAAAAGCCCCTCTTCCACTCGGAAAAGGGGCCCCTTTCTCTTCCTCAGCCAACACGCGTTTGGTTGGTTGTTAGAGTTTCAATCTGGCCCTCGTCGCTGGTGCTTTGCAAGGCTTTTGTCGTTCTCTGGAAGGTCATAGAACCGACTTTCTGCCCCCTCGAAGCCGACTAGGACGTTCCCGGGACCCCCGTCCCGCTGCTTCCCGATGTCGATTCGTCTTCGAGTTTCATCAAGTTCCGACTCCTCTTCAGCCGCGGAGAAGATTCTCCCCTCGGTGTCGACTGCCCGAACGGTAACGAACTGGGTGGCGTCCATCATTATTGCCTGAGACTCCCGAGCCTCCCCTTGTCGGTTTAGCTGGGCGAGGGCGATCACGAGGGCCCCCGTCTCTAACGCAAGGAGACGGAGTTCCCGGGAGACCTGGGCGACCTGTTGCTCCCTCAGTTCCGCCTCGGGCCCTCGCACTAGCTGCAAGTAATCTACCACGAGCACCCGAAGCCCCGAGGAGGAATGAAGCGCCCGAGCGGCCGCAAGGATCTTGTGAAGCTCGTGGCAATCGTCCCGCACGATAAGCGGGACCTTGGCAACCTCGAGGGCCGCCCGGGAGATTCGGAGAAGGTCGCCTTCGGTCACCATTCGTTTCTTGAGTCGGATTCCCGGAGTGTGTGAGTAGCGGGAAAGGATGCGTTCTCCCACTTGTTTCACGCTCATTTCGAGCGACACGAACAAGCCCGAGCCTTTGCCTTTGGGGTCGGTGAGAATGTTCATCGCAATGTTGAGCCCGAGCATCGACTTCCCGCTTCCTGTCGCCCCTCCGATCACGAGGAGGTCGGTTTGTTCCAGCGTCATCTTTTCATCCAGTTCTCTGAGTCCCGTTCGGAGAATTCGCGCATCGTGAGGTTCATCCGAGCCGAGGGATTCTAGAGCGCCGTCGATGATGTCCCGAAGCTGAAAGGACTTCGCGGGAGCCATGAGCGCCTGTTGTCCGTCGAGCCAGGATCGCATGGCCCCGAGCGTTCCTCCAAGGTCCGCGGGGGTCCTGAGCGCGTCCAGGTGCGAGGATGTTGCGTGGATCGCTTCCCTCCGAAGGTAGCAGTCTTTGACCGCCTGAGCCCAAACCGGAACCCTGGAGCCATCGCCGACGTGCTCCGTGGTGTCCGTGAGTTTGCCGGTGGAAAGTCCCGGGAACGCCATGTTCGCCGCGGTCGCTACCGAAACGAAGTCTACGGGTTCCCGCCTCCCGACCGCCCCGCGGATATGGGCGACAAGGAACCGGAAGAAGTCGACGACCATTTGCGAATGATCGAACCCCGCGGAATCAAGGAGCGCCGTGGTTCTCTCGGGGTACACCAGCGCCGCACCTGCTAGGGCCCTTTCGGCTTCCGTGGCGGTGAGTAGGGAGGAAGAATCCGTCATTTTCCGACCCTCCAAACGCCTTCCCACTCATCGCGCCTCTTTTTCTTCCCCGTTCCCGGCGTTTGCTGGTCGTTCTGGGCCTGTCTGAGCTTAGAGCGCTGTATCCACCCGCCAAGGAACCTTAGCAGCCCTCCACGGGTTTTCCGGCGCTTTGGATTCGTTCGGAGCCAAAAAGCCGCGAGGGGAAGTTCGGTGTGAAGTAGTCCCTCGGAAAAACACGAACGAAGATTCTCCCACTCCTCAGGGGTGATTTCCGCTTCCGATCCCTCGGAAGTCGGGAAGCTCAAAGCTTGAACCCAACCCGGGAGAATTTTGCTCCTTTCCTCTCTTCCCCCTTTCAATCCCCTATCTCTCCAAGAAGGAGAATTTCTTAAGGTACTCTCAGAGTCCTTTAGATCCTCGGTTCCTTGTAGATCCTTAGTATATATAGATACTTTCTCTTGTGTCGAGCAAATTTGATTTTCCACGCCTTCCAATAATTGGAGCCTAGCGTTATCTTCCTCAGAGCGAATGTGTTCCGCGCCGTTTTTCGACGTCGCTTCCAATAATTGGAGTTCCGCGGCTACCAATAATTGGGACCCCGTGTTAACCCGTTCGGAGTGAGTTGCTTTCGATCGCTTTTTTCGACGCCTTTCCAATAATTGGGAGTTCCGTCTTTTTGCGGATTCCGAGAGTGCCCGATCCCGAGCAACCAAGCCGACCGGGTATCCCCGGGGGCGTAGCAGTTCCCCCCGGAACTCGAACAGGCCGGAGGCCTCCGCGGTTTTCAGTCGGAGGTTCGTTCGGAGGATAAGTTCGGTTTTCGCGATCCAACCGTCCGGGTTTCCGCTGAGTTGTTCGGTAATCTGTATGAGCGCCCAAGCCGACCGGGCTTCAAGGGGTGCCTTGGCCCATTCCGGGCCTCGAAGGAATTTCGTGGGTAAATTCATGGTCCGTTTCGATGGAACCCGAGAATGCCGCTAGAAGCACGGCAAGCCGTACCTGTTCAAGGCGGGTCAGAGCACCTGTCGCCCGTGCGACTTTGGCCATCTCCTTTGAGATTCGGAGCGCCTCGATGTACTCGTCTTCCCCTCGTTTGTACCGCGGCACTAACGGGTCACTCATTTAATTCCTGGTCCACCCCTCCCGTTGCTTGAGTTCCGCAATCTCCCTAAGCAACTCGACTATGCGGTCGACCGCGTTGTCATACTCTTTTGAAAGCGTTTCTAGCCTCGTCTCCGCTTCGATCGCCCGGGAGAGGAGTCGAGCCTCCCGGAGTCGGTTCGCCCGGATTTCCCGGGTAAGCGCGGTCATCACCTTCGTGTAGTTTTCGATAAATTGTTCTGCGTTCATTGTTTCGCGCGTTCCTGAGCCGCGCCCCTCTTGGTTTGTCATTTAATGCGCGTTGCCACAGTCGCGCCCCTGCTAGTTTGAAATTCAACGCTGCGCCGCTCGAACCCATTTGCAAAGGGTCGCTGTCGACACATTAAAAAGCGCTCGAAGTCGTTTGTAGGTCATTCCCGCCGCTCGCAATTCGACGACGCGCTTTTGTAGGTAAAGAAGCCGCCCGGATTGATACGCCGTCGAGTTCCGTTCCGCTACGGTCGCCGCGGTCATTGGGAAGGTTTTCCTCATCGCCCGAGCAACTGGAAGAAAGTCTCTGCGGAGATTGTAATCAGCCACGGAGTTCGGTTTTTCTTGTGAGCGACGACCCACGGTTTCCCCCCGGAGTCCCGGGAAGCCTGTTCGCAAGCCGATTGAAGATTCAAAGACTCCACTCGCTTCACCTCAAAGTGAAACGGCAGTTCGGTGCATACCACGTCCGGGGAATCCGTCCCCCCGGAGAATTGCTGCCCCCTCCGCGCTTCGAATCCGTTGGAACGCAGCACCTCCGCCCATTCACGCTCTCCCCGGGCTCCTTTTTGGCGTGAATTCATTCCCCATCCTCCCACTTCCCCAGCGTCCTCAGGAATGCCTCTGCGCGTTGGCGTGCGCTGGCGTGTGCCACTTGTGTCCATGTGTCGGCCAGCAAATCCACATAGGTATCCCACTCGCCGCCTCGAAGGGTTTTCTCCGCCTCGTGCATGGCATTAAGATCTGTGCAAAACTCAGGAATCGGCTTTCTGTGCGCCTCATGCCGGTTCGGCGGAAACCCTCGCAGCCGGAAACCACCATTCTCACATTCGCCCACCTCGGTCCACCCGCACGCCTCGGCAATGCGCTCGTCAATTTGGTCGTCAGTCATTTGTGTAAAATTTTAAGTGAAGCTGTGCACGGTTTTTCACTTCGAGCCCAAAGGTAAAAAGTTCCACCTCCACAGTCATCACAATCAATGTCGGTCCATCCGCCGTTAGGTTGATTCAATTCTGCGCCATTTTTACTTCCACACATCGGGCAAGATTCTGCAACTAACGAGGATTCCTCGGGGCTTGCTGTACTGGTCGGGTCGTCGGTCATTTCGCGCCCCCTAATACTCATTCCCCCCTCCCTTCAATTTGCGCCTCAAGCTCTCGGATTCGAGCCTCCGCCGCTTTGAGTTGGTTCCCGAGCGTCTTCGGAGCGTTCTTTGGAATTGCCATCCCGCAAGCTTCGAAAATCTCATTCAGCGTCCGAATCCCAAGTCCCCGGATGTTTCGAGTCGTTTGCTTCAGGAGCCACGGCCGCACCTGGTGAGGTTCGGTGATTTTGCTGTTCTCGAGAATCCTACAAGCCCGAAACGACAGGAGCGGGAGCCCCAAGCGCTCGGAGAGAATTCGTCGGAAGATTAATCTGTTCATAGAAAGTGGTCCGCGTGATTTGCGCCCGGATGCGCGGCCCCCGGAAGTCTGCTCGATGATTAGAACGGAATGCTGTCGTCGTCCTCGGCCTCCG